GTAGATGCTCCTGCTGGAGAGATTAGTAGCTCTTTAGTTCCACTACCGTACAAAGAACCATCGGGCACACTTTTTCAATTACTAGGTTTTGTCATAGAAAGTGGCAAATCTTTTGCAGCTGTGGCTGATATGAAACTTGGTGAGGGCAACGAAGTTAATCCCGTAGGCACAACAATGGCCTTGCTTGAGCGTGGCATGAAGGTAATGTCGGCTATTCACAAAAGAATGCACGCGGCACAAGGCAAAGAATTTAAATTGCTTGCAAAACTTTTTGCAGACACATTGCCCCCTGTTTATCCGTATCAAGTCGTGGGTGGTAATCAAGCAATCAAGGCACAAGACTTTGATGCTCGTGTTGATGTAATACCTGTTTCTGATCCAAACATTTTTTCAGTAACACAACGTGTGACATTGGCACAACAACAATTACAACTAGCACAAGCGGCACCACAAATGCACAATGTGTACGAAGCGTATCGTAGAATGTATGAGGCTATGGGGGTTCAAAACATAGAAGCTCTAATGCCTCCACCACCACAGCCACAACCAAAAGATCCTGCACTAGAAAATGCAGAGTTGACAGCTGGTATGACAGCACAAGCATTTCCTGGCCAAGATCACGATGCGCATATTGTGTCTCACATTGCTTTGCTTGGAAGCTTGGTCGTAAAGTCTAACCCACAAGCATTTGCGAACACACAAGCACACATCATGCAACACATATCTTTAAAAGCTCAAGAGGAAGTGCAAAAACAAATGGCACCTCAAATGCAACAAATGCAAATGGCACAACAAGGGCAACCAATGTCTCCACAACAACAGCAAGCTATGCAACAAATGATGTTAGATATGCAAACGAGAGTGGCACAAAGACAGGCAGAACTAATTACAGAATTTATGGAAGACATAGACGACCTGTCTTCCGCAACACAAGATGATCCGTTAGTTAAATTAAAAGAACAAGAACTGCAGATCAAAGCTCAAGAAACACAGCAAGATTTAAAAGAAGCGCAAGCTAAACTTTCTGTTGAAAAAGAAAAAATGGAAAACAAAGAAAAGACAGACGCAGCAAAAATAAAACAACAAAAGGACGCTGTCGCTATTAGATCTGCGATTGCCATAGAAAAATTAGAACGAGAGTCTCAACAAAAAGTTTTAGACAAAGCAGAAAAGATAACTAAAAATATACAAGACACATTTAACAAAGGAATCTAATGTCAGTAGAAAATAGAGAAGCATTTAAAAAAGGTGGTTTTAGAGGAAGAAGATCAGGACGAATGGGTTCGGTTAAAGGCGCAAGATCTAGATCTACATCTACATCTACTCCAAGTGGTTTTAAAGGAAACAGATCAGCTAGAGGTGCATCAGTTAAAGGCGAAACATCTAGATCTAGATCTAGATCTACTACAAGTGATGCTAAAACATCTTCAACAAAAAAGGACAGATCAAGAGAACTAAAAGCTTTAGACAAAATTCGTTTTGATAAAAAAACAGCGTTTCAAACTAAAAAAGGATTTTTAAAAGATAAGTTTGGAAACATTGTTAGAAGTAAAAAACAAGTCGATCGATTTAATAAACAAAAAGCCCTTACTGATTTTAAAAGAAAGAACCCAAATTTAGTTGAAGAGCGACAGTCGTTGTTAGACAAAGCAAAGAAAAATAAAATATCAAACACTGAACTTGATAGGCTAGGTATTTTAAATCAACAGTTTCAAAAAAACCCAACCATAGGAATGGGACCAATTGAATCTGCTCGTTATCAATTTACAAACCAACAATTTAAAGATGATTTAGCAAAAGCAAGAAAAACTTTTAGTGAGATACCAACTCCGTTTAATCTTGCTAAAAGACTGGCAACTGGAATCGTTGGTAAGTTTGCACCTAAAACACAAGTCGCAGAAGCTCAAGCCATTCAAGCACAACAGCCAGATGTTTATGGTCTTGATGCTTTAGCAAGCCGCTTTAATCAAGGGGGAAGAGTTCAAATGGGACATGGAGGCATGATGCCCATGTCAGGAATGATGATGAGTCAATCTCCAACAGTCATAATGAATGTTGCAAACTCTGGCATCGGTGGTATATTAGACAAGTTCAAACAAATTAGATCGGAGATGTAACATGGTGATTTCAAAAATTCTTAAAAAAGCTAAGCCAAAGGCTAAGCCAAAGGTCAAACCTAAAAAAAGAATATCTCCGAAGGAGTTAAAAAAAGAAGTAGATAAACTTAAAACAGGAAAATTTAGTGACGCAGAGGCTAATCGTTTAATAAAAAAATACGACGATAATGTTAGGGATTTTATAATGAACGAAGCTATGAGAGATTTAAAAGCCAAAGGTGGAAAAGTTAGACCACCTAGACGACCTAAACCAGGTGACAGACGACCTCCTAAACGTATGCCACCTAGACGTCCTAAACCAGGTGACAGACGACCTAAACCTGGTCGACGACCACCTAAACGACCTATTAAACCAGGCGACAGACGACCTAAACCTTTACCTAGACCACCTAAACGACCTAATCCAGGTGGACGATTTCAACCTAAACCTAGACCAGACAGAGATAGAATGATTTTACCGCCACGTCCTAGGAAAAACCCATCACCAAGATTACCAAGGTCTATAAAAGAGTTGACGCCTGAACAGAGAAAAAGACTTCTGCAATTAATGAAACAAAAACGTCGGAAATAATGCCAAGAAAAGTTCTATATTCAAAAAAAATGATGGAGGCTCTAAGAAGAGGCGGCTTTAAACAAGGTAGCCGACACAGTCTTGGTTATGATATTATTAAAGAAAAAGGGGTTAAAAAAATAAAGTTATATGGCACGTTAACTCCAATAGTAGACGACTAAAATGGTGTTTTCTTTAGTAGGAGTTAAGGGTGGAAAGACAGTGGGCATAGCAAGAGGCGGCAAACCTAGCTATAAACGTAAGAAAAAAAGAAAGGTAAGAGCAAAAAATGGACGGACTTTGGTTAGGCGATAAGATTTTACGTCTTGTTCGCGACAAAAAAGAAAAAACCACCGAATATGTGATGCAAGGCAGCACCACGGAGAAACATGACTATCATTTTATGCTTGGTCATTACCGAGCGTTAGAAGAAATAGAGGCAGAAATCAAAGAAATTTTAGATAAAGGAGAAAAAAGTGAGTGATTTAATACTTCCAGAGCACATGGCTAAGGCTAGACGCAAAGAAAAAGCAAAAATTGCAGAAAAAGGCAAAACTGCAGCTGAAATAGAGAAAAAACAACAAGAAGTTGAAGATATTTATGGAAAAAGGCAGTCAAAAAGCCTTGATCCAGACAATATTGACCAATCTGTGGTAGAAAAACTACCCAAACCGACCGGTTGGCGCATACTTATTTTGCCATATATGGGCGCAGAACGTAGTAAAGGGGGCATTATTTTAGCTGATCAGACTCGTGAAAGAGAGCAACTGGCAACCGTTTGCGGTTACGTGTTATCCACAGGCCCTGATGCGTATGCCGATGTTAATAAGTTCCCAGAAGGCCCGTGGTGCAAAAAAGGTGATTGGGTCATCTTTGCACGTTACGCTGGGTCAAGATTAAAAATTGATGGTGGTGAATTAAGACTCTTGAATGATGATGAAATTCTTGCTATATTACAGGATCCGACAGACATTTTACACATGTAGTCGGTCTTGCAATTAAATAACCATGGAGATCAAGAACCATGCCCGAGGCACAAAAAGAACAAATACAGGACGACAAACTCGTACCTATTGACACCAGCGGAGACTCCGTTGATGTTGAATTAGATGAACCCAAAGTAAAAGTAGCAGAGAAAGAAGAAGCAAATGAAACAGTTGTTCAGGACGACAATGTCGCCGATGACACATCTGAGGAACAATCTCTCAGCGAAGATGTTCAAGATGACGAACAAGAGTCAACGGACGACGAACACAAAGAGTACAGCGACAAAGTCCAAAAAAGAATATCAAAACTTGTTGGCAAGCTTAGAGAAGCAGAACGAAGAGAAGAAGCTGCCTTAAACTATGCAAACGGTTTAAAAACTAAATCAGAAGAACTTGAAAAAAAATATTCTGAAACAAATCAAAATTATGTTTCAAGTCTTGAATCTGAGTCATTAGCTCAGATAGAAGAGGCTAAAGTAAAATTAAAAAAAGCAATTGAAGAAGGCAATGTGGATGTGCAGGCTGAAGCACAAAGTGCTATGGCAAAAGCTGCACTAAACGCAGAGCGCGCAAAGATACAAAGAGAATCTCTAGAAGCACAAGCAAAAACATTTGCAGAAACAAAAGAGATACCTCAACAACCTATACCCTCATCACAACCCCCATCTGCCCCGCCACCAGACCCCAAGGCTACGGCGTGGGCAGAGAAAAACGAGTGGTTTGGACAAGACGAAGCTATGACATATACAGCTTTTGCTATACATAGACGCCTTGTTGAAGAAGAGGGATACGATCCACGATCAGACGAATACTACGGAGAAGTTGATCGAAGGATTAGAGAACAATTTCCAAACAAGTTTGAAACAGCAAAACCAAAGAAAAAGGTTGACCAAACGGTTGCTCCTGCGGTAAAGTCAGTTTCAAAACAAGGAAAACGAACTGTGAGACTCACACCATCACAAGTCGCAATCGCTAAAAAACTCGGTGTGCCTTTAGAAGAATATGCTAAATACGTGAAGGAGTAGCAATATGGAAAAGAAAACAAGAACCTCACGCTCATCTCAAACCAGAGAGAAAACTGCCAGAAGGCAGCCATGGCGACCACCATCTCGGTTAGATGCGCCACAAGCCCCAGCGGGCTTTAAATATCGTTGGATCCGTGCAGAAGTCATGGGATCAGAAGACAAAAAGAACGTGTCTGCTCGAATGAGAGAGGGATACGAACCAGTCAGACTGGAAGAACTTGGAGACTTCGAAGCCCCTACTGTAGAAGATGGAACAATGAAAGGCGTGGTCACTGTAGGTGGATTACTGCTAGCCAAGATACCTGAAGAGATTGTTGAGGAAAGACAAGCTTATTTTTCTCAACAGACAAGAGATCAACAGGAAGCTGTTGATAACAACCTTCTAAGGGAGCAGCACCCAAGTATGCCTATCGATAATCCAAATAGGCAATCTAGAGTAACTTTTGGCGGTGCCAAGAAATCAAATTAGATTTCACACCTAAAACATTCGCTAAAATTTTTGGATTAGTAACTAATAATTTATTAGTCTAAGGAGGACTATAATTATGGCAAACCAAGACGCAGCCTTTGGGTTTAGACCTACAAGGCATCTTACTGGTGGCGACATTACTTCTGAAGAGTACACAATCGCTGCTAACTACGGTACGGCTATTTACAGCGGACAAGTTGTAGAAGCAGTAGCGGGTGGAGGTATAGAGGATGCGGCCGCTGGTGACACTCAACAACTAGGTGTTTTCGGTGGATGTTTTTATACTGATCCCACAACAAGTAAACCAACGTATGCTGCATACTATCCAGCAAGCACTAACGCTTCTGATATTGTTGCTTACGTATATGCAGACCCGCACATTGTGTTTGAAGCACAACACGATGAAACTGGAACAGCTGCTATGAATCATTCAGGCTTTGACTTTGTAGGCACTGGTGGAAGCACCACTACTGGAAGATCAACGTCAGAGATCGATACTAGCACATCTGGTACATCTGGTGGTTTCAAGCAAATTGGAATCTCTAAAGATCCTGAAAACAGTGATACGAGTTCTGCGAATGCAAATGCTTATGTAGTGTTTAACACTGGTGAGCACGTGTATAAACTCACAACTGGCGTATAAGGAGGACTGAATTATGTCAATAAATAGATCACAACTAGCAAAAGAGCTAGAGCCTGGTTTGAATGCATTATTCGGACTAGAGTACGCAACGTACGAGAACCAACACGCTGAGATTTTTGACACAGAAAACTCTGATAGAGCTTTTGAAGAAGAAGTAATGCTATCAGGTTTTGGCGCAGCGGCAGTTAAGCCTGAAGGAACTTCAGTTAACTTTGACAATGCGACTGAGTCATTCACAGCACGTTACTCTCATGAAACTGTAGCCTTAGCGTTTTCGATTACTGAGGAAGCTGTAGAGGATAACCTTTATGACAAAATCAGCACTCGTTACACTAAAGCTTTAGCGCGTTCTATGGCACACACTAAACAAGTGAAAGCGGCAAACGTTTTAAACAACGGATTTGATTCGAGCTTCACAGGCGGCGATGGTAAAGAGCTTTTTGCTACTGACCACCCAACTACTAGTGGAAACCAAAAGAACGAGTTGACGACAGCTGCAGACCTTAACGAGACATCATTAGAGCAAGCGATGATTGATATTGCTGCTTTTGCTGATGACAGAGGTCTAAAAGTTGCTGCAAAAGCAAGGAAGTTAATCATTCCATCAGCATTACAATTTACAGCTGACAGACTGATGAACTCTGCTGGAAGAACAGCGACTTCTGACAACGACATCAACGCAATCAGAAACATGGGTATGATTCCTGAAGGTTATGTAGTGAATAACTACTTAACTGACACAGACGCATTCTTCATTAAGACGGATGTGCCTAATGGAATGAAACACTTTCAAAGAGCACCTGTGGCTACTTCTATGGAAGGTGACTTTGAAACTGGTAACGTTAAATACAAAGCTAGGGAAAGATACAGCTTCGGCTTTTCTGACTGGCGTGGTATGTTTGGTTCACCAGGCGCATAAGCGTTGTAAACAAACATTTAAAGGGTGGCTTCGGCCGCCCTTTTTATTTGCAATCACTACATTAAAAGCGTATATTTAAAGCACTGCATATTTACAAACAGTCAGCATAGACTCGTGCAGTAGACAATGTCTCAGACTATGTTGGCGGAAAAGGAGACCAATATGGCAAACTCAACTTTTAGTGGTCCGGTCAGATCAGAAGGTGGCTTTAACGTAATTA